CTCGGTAGCTTAGACGATGGAGAAATGATTCGCGCAAATCTAAGGGAAAACGGAATTTATAAGGGCGCAAAAATTTTAGATATTCGAAATCTTGGAAAGGAATAGCATGGAAGTCACAACTCCAATATCTAATGTTATACACTTTAAATCTGATAACCAGTATGAAATCTCTATGACTTTCATGCGAATGCAAGAATTCTACGAAAGCCCCATCAAGGATATTCGAAATGAGTATTTTACCTTAGAGCAGTATATGGATAGATACGCAGAATTAAGTGGAAACTTTACATACACACTTGATTGGGCTGGATTTAATATTCCAGGAGATGTAGTATCAAGATTCTTTGCCGTATTTTATCCGGACTTAACAATGAAAGAATCACGATTACACGGGCAACTACGAAGATCGATAAATGAATATCTAAAATACGAAACCAAGTTTTATGTAATAGGCACATATAAAAATTCTGATGTGGCTCACGAACTTGCTCATGCCTTATTCTATTTAAATGACTCATATAGAGAAAAAATGGAAAACCTAGTAAAGTCAATACCAAGCATTGAATATAACCGTCTATCAAAGAAATTAATAAAAATGGGATACGATACTAGCGTTATAGACGATGAAATACAAGCTTACCTATCTACCCCAGGAATAGAATTTAGAGAAAACATGCTATATGGAGAAGCCTTCAAATTGGTATATAATAAATATATGAGGGAGGTATAATAAAATGGCTACTAAGAAAAGCAGAATAACGAAGGGAATTATAGACCAATTTTTTGAATTTAATGTTCTGATACCTACTCGAACAATATATTTTGGAGGAGATGTTGACCCGTCAACTGCCGAACTCGCTATTAAAGCTTTATACACTCTAAAAGCGATAAATGCAAAGAAGCAGATAACACTAATTATAAATACTATGGGCGGTTGTGAATATAGCGCATGGGCAATCTATGACACTATAAAATCTTTAAAACTTCCAGTAAAAACGGTTGCACATGGTAGCTGTATGAGTGCAGGAACCATAATTTTTTTAGCGGGAGATACGAGATTAATTGCTGAGAACTGTGTTTTTATGGTACATGATGGTAGTGACTATGCAGAAGGACACAGAAAAAATGTAGAAAGATGGGCAGAGTTTGGAAAACGATATAGAAGATACGCCTATAGGATATACTATGAAGAAATGAAAAAGAAAAATAAAAGAATGACTATGGAAAAAGTAGAGGATATGTGCAACCTAGACACCATTCTTACAGCAAAAGAAACGGTTAAACTAGGACTTGCAACAAGAATACTATAAATAAATGGAAGATTCTATATGGATAATATACAAAAATTTTGGGAAGACCTCGTAGACAAAAGTATCTGTAAAGAGTCCGACTCAGAAGGTCTTTTTAAAATAAAGCCTGTACCACCTAAAGAATTCTTTAAGTATTGGTGTAAACCAGAACTTAGTGGGCCACAATTAGACTCTATTGAATCAATATTTGAAGAAACGAACGACGGTCTCCTGTGGAGTAAGCACTACAACGAATACCTTTTACTATGGGGTGAAGGTTCTGGGAAGGACTTTACATGCTCAAGAATACTTACATATGTTGCATATTATCTAATGTGTATGCATAGTCCTCAAGTATATTTTGGAATGGCAGAAGATGAACCTATAGATCTAATTAATGTTTCCTTGAGCGGTACTCACTCAAAGAATGTATTTTTTTATAAGTTTAAAAAGTGTATAAAATCTGTTCGAGACCCAAAGACGGGAAAAAACTGGTTTACAGAGCAAGGGATGGATTTAAGAGACGGTAGAGACATTAGAACTACAGAAGTTGAGTTTAAAAATGGTATAAGAGCACATTCACTAAATTCTCAAAAATATGGTGGTGAAGGAATGAACGTGCTGATAGCGGTTTTTGACGAGGTAGCCGAATTTAGGGTATCAGACGCACAACAGCTATATGACGCACTAAAATTTACAGAAACATCAAGATTTGGAAACAGGTTTAAATTGATATTAATATCGTATATGCGACATGAAAATGATTTTATGATGTATCGCTGGGAAAAAACTAAGAATGACCCAACTGTATATAGAAGTAAAAAATGCACATGGGAAGTAAATCCTAATAAAACTAAGGAAGATTTTAAAAAAAGATATGAGGAAGACCCAGAGGACAGTGCTCGTAGATTCGAAAATAAAAATCTTAAAGCGCACGAAAATAGATTTTTTCAATACCCAAATAAGATAACAGAGAATACTAACTTTAATAGAAATTCCCCATTTATGGGAAATCCTTTATTTTTGACAGCGACAGAATTACTGAAACAGGAGCTTCCAGTATGGTTTCGTCCTAGAATGACAGAGGAACTATATTATTTACTACAAAAAAAGCATCATATTACGGATTCAGAAGAGAATAGAAAGAATATAATATATAATCAACACGATTCTTCAACATACTATCTTCATTTAGACTTAGCGAAAGGGAACATAAAAAAGAAGAATGACTGTGGCGGTCTCGCAATGGTTCATAAATATCTTATAAATCCATTCGATGATCATTTAGAAATAGACCCAGTATACGGAATATACGTTGATTTTATGATACAACTAAGAGGAAATCCAGAAATAAACTTTGAGGAACTTAGAGAATTTATATACAGACTAAGAGATGAAAAAGGATTTCCTATAGCAAAAACGACACTAGACGGCTATCAGAGTCTTGATTTTCAGCAGCAATTAGCAGCTAGAGGAATCGGAACTGGGGAAGTATCAGTAGATAAAAGCCGAGAACCCTATAACACACTAAAAAATCTAATTTATAATAATAGACTAGATTATTATAAATACAGCGTATTTTCTAGAGAACTGGTAGAGTTAGAAGATGAGCAAGGCAAAAGAATAGACCATCCGGATATATCGAGACAAAGGGCTATTGAAGAAAAACTAGAATACGGTTCTAAAGACGTAGCCGATTCTGTAGCAGGTGCAACATGGTCTTGTCTATCCAGTGCAGGAGATGGCTCTGATTCTATGTGGATCGCAACCTAGGGAAATTATGATGGAAAAAGAAAAACTCAAACAGTTGAACAATTTTATTTTCTTTACTAATGTAATAAAATATACTCTAGGACTACCTATTTTGCTATTTCATTCGCTAAGATTCCTAAATAAAATAGGTTATCAAAGTATTCTATTATTATACTATATAACAGTAGAACCAGAAAAAATCAGAGTAACTGTAGATTTTATCAATCGTCTTAAGACCGGAATGAGAAAACTATGGTCATCAAATCAGCTAAGGAGCTAAAATATGGCAAGTTGGAAAGATTACCTAAAAAAAGATCAGAATAATAAGGAATATCCAGAAAAAAGTCAAATCGACAAGTCAATTTCTCCGTCTGAAAGGATGATTCAGAAGTCTTCAAAAGGTTCAATAGAGGAATCTGATGCATGGGGAATCAAGCAGGGTGGAGGATATTTAGAACGGGATATAAAGCTTAGCGGTGTTTATGAAGAGGATTTATGGTGTAAATACCAGTTCAATTCATGGACTCGCGCGTGTGTGGACAAGATAATCAAAGAAGCCGTTAAATACAAAGTCGTTGTAAAATCTAAAGACCCAGACAGAACAGAAGACCCAAAAGTTAAAGAGCATATAAAGATGGTAGAGAGTTTACTTTCTGACCCAAATGAGAATATTGAGTCATTTGATGATATTAGAAGAAAGTATCTCAGGGATATTCTAGTTTATGACGCTGGTGCAGTCGAGATTGTCTATGATGGTGGAGTTCCTAAAGAGCTATACGACATACGAGGAAGTAATGTTAGACTGAATTTAGATAAGCATGGAAATTTTAAAAGCGACGAAACGGCCTATAAGCTAATAGACCCAAATGATGTCAATAATTGTCAGGCGAGCTGGAATATAAACGAGATGATATATATGATAGCAAATCCTGTTTCTGGATCAGCATATGGATTAAGCCCTATAGAAACTCTGTGGTCAGAAATAGAAAACGATAACGAAGCATCAGAGTATAACAGAAAGCTATTAAAAAATGCTGGTATGATAACGGGTGTACTATCATTTGCAAATATGCCATCGAAAAATGTGCAGAGAAATCAAAGATTATGGGGAGAGAATGTACGAAAAAAGGGAAATCAACTGGTAGTCACGAATAATCCCGATGTAAAGTTTGTTAGAGTTACCGAAAAGCAATCAGATATGCAATTTATGGAGTTTCAAAAATGGCTCCTAAATAAAATCATGGCAGTATATGGAATGCAACCAATAGTATTGGGAGTAGTAGACGAAACTACTGGAAAACTAAACTCATCAGAGCAGAGAGAGCAGTTTAAACAAGACGCAATTCTACCCTTGCTAAAACTTGAGGCTCATAGATTCACAAATGTTTTAATAAGTATAGGGTTTGGATTTGACGACGTTGTATTAAGTCACATTGAGCCAGCAGGTGTAGACGAAAGTTTTGACCTAGAAAAAACTAAAGTTGGGTGTCAATATGGCTTTATAACTATAAACGAGGCAAGAGCTTGGATTAATTTACCACCACTGAAAGGTGAAGAGGGAAAAAGATTAGTCAATGATACGGCTATAAAATACATACAGAGTTTAGTAGAAAAAGATCAGTCACATGACGATTTAGAAACTGTGAAGGCAAAAATAGAAGATCTACTACAGGAGTAATACCATGATAAAAGAAATACTCTTTGGAAATA